GCTTGTTAGACCAGTTATCGCGCCCTCCATCGTTGTGGCTGTTGCTGCGTTGCCACTTGAGCGGTTCAAGTTTAGCGGGGTTAGTGTCGTTCCGCCTGCCGCAGTGCCAGAAACTATATGCATTTTCATTCGGGAATTTTCAACAGAATTAAGCCCTACTCCGTCAATTATCCATATTTTGCCGGTTGTTGATGTATTCTTGAAATAGAACACAAAGTCACCAGCCGCCGCAGATTGAGCGTCGAAAACTATAGAATAGGTTTGTGCGTCATCCCGTGAATTGTAATAGCCACGCCCCGCAGTTCTCGCGCTTGTATCCAGTCGATTATCCGAACCTCTAACGCGGCCTTCATTACCACTTTTATCAACTACTCTAATTTCCTGAGCCATGCCTATTCCTCTATTTCATCAATTAAGTTTTCAGTGCCCGTTACTATTTCAAGCGCCATAAGAATGGCCTTTAATAACGATATAATTTCTTCATTCTGTTGTTCAACGCTTCTGTCAGCGTCTTTGTTGTCTGCTTCAAAGCTCATCTTGCGAACCACTCATCAGAATCAATAAAATAGTAGAAATCAATTGCTGTACCCTTACGGCTAATTATACCACTACTCTCACCGTTTAGCGTTTTACCGTTGCCATCTAGCTTAATCTGCGTACCGTCACCGTTTCTAATCGTAATAGCCGCCCCTTCTGATGGGTATTTGGGAAACTTAACGGTTGCGCCACTCTTAGCATTGATAAAGTCGTGGTCTAGGGCTGTGTAATCACTCGTTACAGTAACAGCACGCCACTGCTTAACCTCGGGTATCAGTGAGCTATAAAGGCTCTGTAGTGCTACGTTATCCGCCGCTGAACTGTCGGAATAGTCCCATGGGTATGTTTCCCTTACCGCACCTGCTGCAATTTCATCAGTACCGCCGCCAGTCCTCAAAAACAAGTCATGTAAAAACCTGTTTAAGTAGACAACAACCGGCCCAATCTCTGGGTCTTCTAGCCATTGTCTAGGCCATTGGACAACAAACGGATCGACATCAGCCATTAGACAACTCCACATCCACATAGCCAGATATTAGCGTCCACTTAATAGCGTCACTCATAGTAAATCTAAACATGCGATTCTTAAAGCTGCCTAATTGGTGCCACTCTAATATTATTTCGTAATCACCTTGCTGACCTATGTATTCCCACATTTCCTGCGACCATGATCGCCCGTTATCGTCTGAGAATTCCATAATTATAGCTGACTTATCAGTCACAAGGCTTGCACCTGGCTCAATAACCAAGCCAAGGGTGTCCATAAACACTTCTGCGCCTGGTTGCCCAAACGTAGCGCCGCTGATGCTTACCGTGTCACGTCTTCGGTGTATGGTGTCGCCGTTGTCGGTATAGGTATCAAAATCTAGCTCGTATATGTTGCCATTCCTACGGTCTGAAACTAAGTGCTTGCCGTAAATGAATTGGTAGTCGCTGATTAAGTGCTGATCACCATCGTTACCATAAGCAAGACTAGTCCAAAGCCCTGTTTGTTCATTGAATAGCCAAGTCTCACCGCCAGTAGGGAACGATAAAAGATAAAAATCCATGCTATCGATGGTGAAACAAACGCCGTAAGCATCGCTAGTTAGTGAATACTTACTTATTGCCTGACCTATTGCTGGATTGCCTATTGGTCTGCTATCTAAACCGGCCAATTGGTATACGTTTAAGTCACTTCCTAAGTAATAGATAAAATTTCGATTGCTAGAAATAGAATGAACGGCATCTAGCCCTATTTCCTGGGTAGCATTAAGGATAAAAGAATATGGCGGATTGCCTGTACCGCTGTTGTACATTGGCTGAATAGACTTAGCGCCAAAGCCATACATTTGCTGCTTGAATGCAATTACAGCCTTCATGTCATCAGGCTTGGATTCTGCAATTATTACGTTGGAACTGTTAACGCTTAAAGGGTCGCTTAAATCCGCAAAGGCAATATCACCACCAGAACCATCATAAACAACACGCCTATTGATATATGTCACTGTACTTGCATTGGGTAGGTCTGCGTCTGATCCTTGCGTTAAGGTTGAGCCATCATAAGCGTATGGCCTACCCTCGCCAGTAGTTATAACGAGGTTGCCTACTTGATCTTCAGCATATCCGCACCTATCAGAACCTTCTATCATTCCTATACTTGTCTGGTTGCCAAGTCTATCAACTGAATAAAGCGTATTACCTGCGATAGAATAAAGCCGATCATTCAGTCTGGGCAAACCGCGACTACCATTAATTCCACCAGCAGAAAATAGTTTAAGGCCAGGAAACGGCATTAGAACAATTGATTCGTTACCCTGGGTGTTACCCTCTAAATAGAATCCGCGTGTCATCTGGCTTGATACAGGCAAACTACGGTTAGTATATGTCGGGCCTGCTATGGGAAACGGTAATCTAGCCATCAGTAGTAAACCGCGCCTTCTGCTGAATCAAAATAAGGATCGTTCATTAGTTCACGTATAGAGTTTTTAGCCCCGCTAGCTGAACTAACGATACCGGCCAATCTATTACCAGTGCAATTGTATTCAGTTACCCGGGTTAACGCCGTAAGCGAAACAACGTGTGGCACAAACTCACCAGGGACATCGCCTTCAACGTCCCACTCTACAAGCCCAAGCCGCTCTAAATTAGCGTGCATCTCTTCGTATGCATCGTCTAAGTCTGAGGAATAACGGTTACTTAGTGCTTGCCCCGCTATCTTTATTCCCAGTTTTAACCCCACTTTGTCCCGAATTTCCGCCTTTGTTGCCATTGTTAACGCTCCTAGACTTAACTTCGCTAAAGTGTGAATTATTACTAAACTTGCCTATCGCCCTTTCGTCTGTAACGTCTACCGGCTTATCACCGACAAACTCATATCCAAACATTACAGTTGAGCTATTTTCACCAATATATCTAAATTTCATAAATCACCCAAGAAAAGGGGGCTTTTACACCCCCTTTATTACTTACGAGTCAGCTACAGAAGCAAAGAATCCTGTAACAATACCGTGATCTTTGAGATCATCAGTATCACCAGAACCTGATCCGAAGACCATTTTGCTTACTTCGTACCACTGACGTACTGCAATGCCTTGCTTGTCCTTGTAATCGAACTCTTCTTCGATTGTTTGAGGACGTTTAGCCCATGCTAGACCTACAGCCTGAGCGCCACACAAGTATACTGGAGCAACATCGATTGCACCTGCACCAACACCGCTTAGAACACCGATATCTTCAACTTCAATGATGGCTATATTGTCATAAATATAGTCAGCACCTGCAAAGATAGGGTTAAGCTTTCCACGCTGTCGAGCTTCACGGTTAGCCTGTAAGAATGCGCTATCCTGGGTCAAATCACGCAATACCAATGAAGGTACATAGGCGATATATGAATCAGAAGTAACACCACCTTGACGTGGTTTAAGTGGGCGAATCTTAGGGCTAGCAGTTTTAGCAATACGCTTCATCAACGTCAAAGCAGAAGCTGTTAGCTGATCCGCTGTGTTATCGATGTTAGCCAGTGCTGCACTGTGATCGTTAGAGCCGTTGTTAGACAAAGCAGCACCAAACAATACACGGTCAGAGTTATCTACTAACCAAGCATCCTTCTGCACTTCAGAGGCTGTTCCATAAGCAACGCCGTTGATCTCACCCATTGCGCTGATGATCTTATCGCGGGTTAGCTCCATTTCCCAATCCATCAACACATCCTTACCTGCATTACGCAGAGGGATTGCTGAGAATTGATCTTCAAGTACCGGAATACGTACAGCGTTACGATATTGATCAATTGTTACTTTAAAGCTTCGAGAAGTTACTTCTTCTTCGTTGCCTTCAAGTGTGCTGGAACCAGTTACGGCAGAGTTAGTTAACTTATTTACCAATGAGAATGTTACGCTATCCCCTGGCTTTTTGGTTAAGTCCTGCTTTACCTGGATGATTGAGTTTGTCTTCGTGCCCATGAAAGGCTTGAAGATACTTGCATTAAGAGACTCTAAGAAAAACTTATCATCCCATTGTTGTACCGTTAAGCCGGTTGCTGCTGATGTATCAGTCATAATATGTCACCTGTTTATTAATCGCCTAGGGCGTCTTCGAGTGTTGTCGGGCCACCCCATTCGGAACCACTAATGGAACCTTTAGAGCTGGATTTTACCAACGATGTGGGTATTGATTCACGTAACGCGGTATCAGCTTTAACTTTGCCCTCAACTTCCCCCATGATCTTCTCGCGCATTTCTGCCTCGATCTTGGTTCTCATTTCAGCTTCAAACTTAACCGGATCACCAAGCTTTGCCATTCGTTCGTGGTTATCAACAATATCCACAATTTCATGATATGGGCTTGCCGCCTGTTGAACTTGAGCTGATAGCTGTGGGTTTGCTTTCTGTAGCTCGTTGAATTTCTCAACTTTGCTATCAAGGTCTTCATGGTCGCGCCTAGCAAAAAACTCACTGGTGTTAGCCTTCTGGTTAAAGAGTGCCGTTTCTACATCAGCGTTAATATGCTTGGTGAAACCTTCTTGATCTTCTAAAACATCAGGGGCAGATTCCTTCGGCTTTTCAGCTTGGGCCTGCTCCCACTTTTGTTCTGCTGCTTTCCGTTTGTCACGCTCAGCCATTAAAGCTGCAATTGGCACTGTCTGCGCTTCTTCTTCGGCTTTAGGCTCCGGCGTCGAGTCCTCTGGTTTATCGCCCGTTGGTTCAGCCTCTACAGCCTCTTCTACGGCTGGCGGTTCCTCTTGTGGCGTTTCTACTACTTCTGCCACTGGTTCCGCTTCGACTTCCTCATTAAAAACTTCTGCAAGATTTACGTCTGACATTGTACCTTCCTCATCGCCCATAACGTTGGCGTCACGATATCACCCGATTAAAGCCGGTGGCGCTTTTGCCCTTATGGGCTAGATGGAAACATTGGTTGCTGATGGATTAGCCAGTATTAGCGCGTTCTCTATCTGCAATTGTGTTGCCTCCTGTGTAGTCTTTTCGGTTGTTGCGTTGTTCTTGTTCGTTTCAGACTGGGTTTTCTCAGCCTCAATTCGTGCTAATTCTTCTTGTATCTGTTGCTGACGTTGTAACGCTTCTTGTTGTGCTGGGTCATCTTTACCCAGCACCTGATCTTTATTTCTAAGCGTTGACATTTTAACGATAGACTCCCAAGGTATTCCATTTGGATTGGCTTGGTACATCTTAACAAGTTGATCGAATTGCTCACCTTGTAGGTTGATAACGTCCGGTACTTCATCAATTATAATATCTACGTCAATTTCCGCAACTTGGTTGGCAGTTTCGACAACCTGGCCTAATTGGGGCTGCATTTGCTGGATTTGCTGTAGCTCGTTACCAAATTCGCTCTTAACATCAGATAGGCTTGCACCTGTTTTCTGCATAACCATCTGTTCAGCTAAGGTTACAGGCTGATTAAGGCCAACAAACTTGAGGTTTTCTTCATCGTCAGTAACCCTGATCCACTTCTCAGCTTTCCAGAATTGCTTAATCCGATTCCATACAGCACGGTAAACACGCTGCTTAAATTGGCTGTGGACATCGAATAGCGGCCCTAATTCAACCATGCCGCCCTGCTGTAAGCTTTGAACCGCTCTACCTGATACACCATCAGTATTACCAGCCAAAGCAGCGTTAGCACTTACGCTATCCATCTGTTGAATAGAATCTTGATACATTTGAAACTGTGAAGTAGCTAGGCCATTGTCTGGAATAATACCGAAGTCACGACCAAATTCACCTTGTAGC